GCAGCCGGCGGATTGACCGGCACCGGCTTGCGAACGTATTCACCGCGTGCCCACCGCATCAGCCGCCGCCACCAAGGTTCGCGCGCCGCCTCGAGGTAGCGCCCTTCGACATGCCAAGGCGAGAGGACAGTATGCGTGCCGTGCGGGTAGTCCAGGCGAAAGACCTGCCGTGTGTCATAGCAGGCGTTGAGCTCGTCCCCACGAAAACCAGTGCGATCCGTGACAAGCCCCTGAGGGTTGAAGCCGAGCCGAGTAACCGCCGTGTGAAAGCGGGGAAGGAAGCCAAACTTCTCGCCGAACAGAAGCGACAGCAGCATGCCGATTACGGGAATGCGGATGCGGTCGAAGCGAACATGGCGAACAGTGAACTCGATGAAGGCTTCGCGCAGCTGCTTATCGACCTGCGACACGTCCTGCATGATGTAGTGAGCATCCCACCCGAACTTGCGACCGTGCGCGAGGAAATCGAGGACGTTAAACCGGTCCTTGTCAGCGAACGAACGAGCATTGAGCCACGTTCCCAATTCATCGAGAAAAAGACCGCCGTTGCGGTCCTCGTCGTAACTGTCCGGATTACCGTGCCCCGCAGCCTCTAGATCGAACGAAGAGGGCTTGTCAGGGATGCGGACATACGTTGCCTTCGACCGAGGGCCAAACATCACGCTGAGATTGATATCGAGGTTCGTGGCCACCTTGCGGCCGTGCGAGAGGTAGCGGTACTTGATAAGCCGAATCGCGTTCTTCGACTTGCCCGTACCCTTCTTGCCGGTCAACGCGTAATCAGGCATGGCGCTACTTCGAGTAGTGATGCATGCCTTGCTTCTGGATTTTGTAGATCTGCGAAGCGATCCACACCGAAGCGACACAGCCCATGACCGTCCCAGCGTTGGAAGGGATGAACATGCCAAGCCCGACGCCGAAGCCATGCACGATCGTGTTGCCCGACGCACTGAACATGCCGGAGAACGCCGACACAAGACCCTGCGTGCAGACGAACACCGCAGTCACGAACGCACTAAACACCGCGATCCACGCAATGTAGGCCGCGTACTTGAGCGCCAGATCGAACGCCATCATGCGCGACAGCACCGCAACAAGGCCGGTCGCAATGGCACCAATGAAGGATGCGAGTAAAGGCATTAGACAGCCTCCCGAATGAAGCCAAGACACACCCAGAACCCCGCGAGGGCCCAGAGCCAAGCCATGATGGTGCGAACACCATCGACAACCCCGCACGCATCGACGGACACCGATTGCCCGCCCTGCATTTGGAACGAGGTAGGTTCACACGCGACAACAGGCGGAGTAACGAACAGCGAAGTCCAGCCGCTAAATTGGTTTTTGTCCGCTGTGCCGCTAATCGCCGTTTTATTCGTTGTGTGTTGCTGCGTGATCGAAGGCTCGTCTAGCTGCAACTGCGGTGCAGTGGGCATACCGGTTTCATCGATCTTCACGCGCGTTTCTTGGCTCGGGTCAGTCGTGCCCGTTGTCGTCGTCGTTGCGGTCGTCGTTGTGTTCGTGGACGGATCAACGGTCGTTCCTGTCGTCGTCGTCGTTTGCGTTTGCGTGCAAGAAAGGGCCTGCCCGTTCTGGATCACAGTGCATGAATAGTCGTTGCGCGTTTGTTCCTGCGTTGTGATGCTCTTACCGGTCGAATCGGTCGTCGTCGTCGTCTTCCCCGGCACCGTCACAGGCGCAAGCGTCGGGGCCGCAAGGCTGCCTTCAACGGGCTGACCGGCAGCCATCTCCGCATCGAGGATTTGCTGCAACCTCGTCACATCAGCCGGGTTCGTACTGGCCGCATCGACCGCTGCCGCATTCGCGAGCTTGTCCTCCGCCACCTGCGCTGTGGTCGGACCCCACCCATTACTGACCTGCATCGTGTCGGTGTTGTAGCCGCCGCGCGTGTACTCCTGCCCGTTGCTCATGTAGATCGCGCAGAAATGCGTGTTGTTCACGACGATATCCGCCGAAGTCCCGCCGCTGATCCACGCCAGATGTTTCGTGCGGTGCAACTCGCACGTCGTCGAATAGGACGGACTCAGCGTGTCGGCCTCCGGGTAACCGGGAATCCAATAGCCAATCCCGTTCGCGAACTTGCACTCCTCCCACTGACCACCGGGCGCAAGCTGCAATGCCCCACCCGCCACACGCACGCAGGCCTGCCCCATGAGCCACGAAAACGCATCGCCCGCAAACATCGGGATCGCAACCGCCGCACCCGTTGCCATGCCGCGTGCAAGATTGCGCGGAGAGAAGAGGAACTTGAAGGTGCCTGTCGTCGGAGGCACGAACGGGACCGCGCGCGAAAACGAACGCGTCAGGTTCCCGGCCTCAGCGCCAGCCGTGCCACTCGCCCAACCGGACGCAGAGCCGCGCGTGACCGTCGCACCCATGCCGCCACTCGCAGGAGCGAAGGTGAAATCAGGGTACGGGTCAAACGCGAACGCGCTCGACGCAACGAGCGCGAGGAAGAGAACGAGCAGACGCTTCACCATATCCACACCCCGCAGGACAGAAACCGAGTGCACCAATGCAAAGAGTCCCCGGAGGCGCAGCCCCCGAGGACCCAAACGGGAAGGGCGCAAAGCGCCGCCCGAGTGACGATCAGGACGCGCCGCGCGCGCGCTTGATCCACTTGACGCCGATCAGGATGCCGACCGTCGCAGCAGCCAGACCCCACATGCCCGGACCGAAGCCCGTGCTCGCCGTCGAAGCCGTCTGGAAGCCTTCCAGCGCGGTCGCCGGATCGGTTGCGAATGCGGCAGCCGAAGCCACCATCGAAAAGCCCGCAAGGGCCGCTTGCTTGAGTTTGTTCATGATGAACGCACCCTCCAGTGACACCGCGAAATTGCGGCACATAGCGCCCAACACGGACGCTACAGGCCGAAATCTCTTGAGCCTTCATGACGCGTAGAACGCCAGCCGGATTTGCCGGTATTTCCAGCCCATCACGAAGCCGAGCGCCCAGCACGCGAACAGGTAGCCAATCAGGTCTGTCATGAGCATTCCTTCACCGAGCGACAGCCCGGGGGAAGCGTCGGCAACGAACGCGCGACCGCGTTGGCACCGATCCCGGAAAAGGGGTTGTACGAAAGCCGAGGACCCCAATGCAGCAGCGCACCGCAGAACGCCACGACGAGGCACCACGCGACGACGCGAGCCTTCATGCGACACCCCCGCCCTGATTGCCGCCGATGAATCCGAGCGCGTAGACAACGACCAGCCCGACCGCCAGAAGCAAGTCATGCAGATCAACGTCCCGAACATCGGACACCGCCGTTTGCGCTGACGCTGCGAGGCACAAGGCCCCGAGCGCCAGACCCACAAGAGCGCGAGAAGCGCGCATCACGCCGCCCGTTGACCCGCAACCGCTTGCGGCTTGGCTTGCACCGGTTGGAGCGACTTCAGGGCCGCGATGATCTTGCCCTGGTTGTCCCCGTAGGTCGGAGCCTCCAGCGCGAAGCCCGCGCGATACGTCCCGATCTTGGCCGACTCTTGCAGCGCCTTCGGCACGTTGAGAACGCCGACCGCCGCGGCCGTCCCATCGTCGTTCAGCAGGACGCAGTGGGCTTCGCTGATCTTGCCCTTTTGACCGGCAAGAGCGCCGGATTTGTACGTGAACTCGCGCTCGTTGATCGCGAGGATTTGCAGGATCGATTGCATGAAAGTTTTCTCCAGAAGTAGATGCCGCAGGAGCACGGCGTCAAAGCCCGTCACGACAACGAACCTTGACGCTGTGTTCTTCACAGCAGGGACACCCAAAACGCGAGGAAGGAGAGAGCGCAGAGAACGATCAGCAGCGACAAGGCGCGATCACCGCGCCACGCGACGAGCTCCGCGAGATACTCGGACTCGCACACATCGGAGGAAGACAAATGGCAGGGGACTCGCGCGATTGGTATCGCGACTGGTGGCGAAAACGGGACGGATACGTTGAACAAGCCAAATTCCGCGTGCCCCTCGACGAGTCCAAGCCCCCCGAAAGACCCGCCGACCCTGCCCGACGCACTTTCTACGTCGCTGTGACCATCGCTGCCCTCGTCGGACTCCGAGCCGCGTGGAAGCGCGCTAAACGCCGATAGCCCCATCCTCGCCCCCCTGTTAGACTCGTGTACACACCATTGATGTACACGTTTGGTACATGGATGAGGTTTGTACACGATTGGTACATGGAGGTCAACAGTGTTCTACGAAGCCCTAGGGAAATTGACCGCGCAAGACATTCATGCCCTCGCCGCGAAGGGCATCCCGCACACGCGCGTCAGCGAATGGAAAAAAGGGA